CTTCCTGTTCCTTTTCCCCCCGCAAACGACTCAAAGAGCCACGAAAATGACTGAGAAGGTCACCAAACAACCGAAGAAGGCTCAAAGCGGCTCAAACGGGCTTGAAACGGTTTTGGGTAGAGACACAGAGGGGCAAAACACGCCTTTTGGCGTTGAAACACCAAGAATCCACACGCCACTGAATGATTTACCTAGTCGGGGGCTTGAACTCATAGATTTAGCGTCGTCAATCGGCGTGGAACTTATGCCGTGGCAGAAATTCGCGCTTGAACACACGCACAAAGTTAAACCTGACGGCAGGTGGGCGACCCCCGTGAACGTGGTCTGTGTAGCCAGGCAAAACGGAAAAAGTTTTTTGCAACAGATCAGAATTCTTGGCGGTTTGTTTTTATGGAATGAGCCGCTGCAAATTGGGTCAGCGCACCGCCTAGCAACAAGCCTTGAACAATTCAGGGCGCTGGTTGGCGTCATTGAACAAAACGAATCATTGGCAAAACAGGTCAAGCGAATACGTTGGGCGCACGGCGCTGAAGAAATTGAAACAATCCACGGGACGCGTTTTATTGTAAAGGCTGGCGGTTCGGCTGCTCGCGGTGTTTCCCGACCTTCTACCTTGCACCTGGACGAATTGCGCGAAATGTCAGACATGGAAAGTTTCGCGTCATTGCGTTACACACTTATGGCTGCACCCAATCCGCTTGTTATGGCGTACACAAATGCTGGCGATCATTCAAGTTTAGTTTTGAATTCTTTTCGTGAAAGGGCGCTTGCAAAAATTGCTGGCGCTGAAGACGAAATTGGTTATTTTGAGTGGTCAGCACCTACTGACGAAATCAGTGTGGAAAATGCCAAGTGGGCAAACCCAGCAATGGGCATAACAATTCATGCGGACAACATACGAAGCGTTTTGAACGACCCGCCTGACGTGGTTATGACTGAAGTGTTGTGCCGTTGGGTTGTGGCGATAAATTCTGCCGTTGACGCCGCCGCGTGGGGTAATTGCCTGGACAAAACCGTTGACCTGGACACTGAACGGCAAACCTGGTTGGCAATTGACCTTTCACCCGACAGAAAACACGCCAGTTTGGTGGGCGCTCAAAAATTGGGTGAAGAATCATTTGTGGTCAAGTTGTTGCACACTTGGTCAAATGACTTGCAACTTGATGACAAAGCAATTGCCAACGAATTGGCAGACTATGCCCGAAAGTATCCGACCGAATACGTTTTGTATTCACGGCGTACGGCTGGCGCGGTCGCCGCACGACTTGCGCCCGCTGGCATTGCAATTTTTGACATGGACGCCGCCTATCCACAAGCGTGTGACGAAATGCTTTCAGCGATCAACAGTGGTCGTCTAAAACATCGGGGTCAATCACAATTGTCCGAAGAAATCTTGGCAGCCGTTCAATTGCGTCGTGGTGACGGCGGTTGGGTCATTGGAAGGCGCGCGTCAAAATCGGTTGTATGCGGTGCAGTCGCCGTCAGTCTTGTTTCACACTTCGCGACACGCCAAGACAATGATCTTGACATCATGGTGGGTTGATCGTATAAGCCTGACACAATTTGCGCATGGGTCTATTAGATTTATTTGCGACGAAGCCGAAGGCAGCCGTCACTGCCGCTTCGGTGGACGCCGCCGCAATTGCGCCGTACTATCCTGAACAGGGACAACTTTTCTTTTCGGGTGTAACTAGCGCAATACGTTCCGAAGCAATGACAATTCCAACAGTTGCGCGATCATTGGGAATTATTCAAACCGTTGCGTCATTACCTATGCACACACGCAACGAAGCCACTGGTGAAAAAGTTCCGCAACCGCGTGTCATTAACCAACCTGACCCAAGAATTCCTGGCACAACATTTTGGTCATGGATTATTTCAGATTTGTTTTTCTTTCCAAGCGCGTATGCATACGTTATGGAACGGTATGCGGATACAGGAAAAATTCGCGCAATGGAACGCGTTGCACCTGAACGCGTAACAATCCAAACAAACGGAATTGGGACAGAAATTGTTTCGTACTCAATTGACGGTTCATACGTTGACCCTTCAAATTTAGTCGTCTTCGCTGGCGCGCAAGAAGGTTTGCTCAACAGAGCAGGTCGCACTATTCGCGCCGCCGCAGCCCTAGAACGTGCGGCGTTAGATTTTGCAGCCGACCCAATTCCGCAAATGGTTTTGAAATCAAACGGGACGTCATTGCCAGCCGATCGCGTTTCAAAATTACTTGGCGCAATTCGCAACCGTGCCAAGAAATCGGTTATTTATTTAAACGCTGACGTTGATTTATCAACAATTGGTTACGACCCAAAGAATTTGCAACTTAATGAAGCACGAAACTACTTGGCGCTTGAATTGAGCAGGGCTGCGGGGCTGCCAGCCTATTTCACAGATTCTCAGCAATCAACATTTACTTACTCAAATGCGTTGGATAAACGCCGCGATCTTGTGGATTTTGCGTTTAGAAATTACATGTCAATTATTGAACAACGTTTATCTTTTGCGGATTTTACGCCCGCAGGAAATCGCGTGTCGTTTGACTTAGACGACTTCTTGCGTGGCAATCCTTATGAGCGCGCACAAGTTTATGAAATCTTAAATCGTATCGGCGCAATGTCGGTCGAAGAAATACGCGAGGAAGAAGACATGCTGCTATGAAAGTAATCACGCCGTTTCAAATAACTGCCGCCGATTCTGAAAGTCGCACAATCAGCGGAACAATTGTCACGTTTGAAGAAACTGGGAACGCTTCAATTGGAAAAGTGCAATTTGCAAAAGGTTCAATTGAACCAAAGGCAGTTTTGCTAAACCTGGAACACGACCGGTCACGCAGAATTGGAAAAACATTGAGCATTGAAAGCAATGACACAAAAATGACGGCAACGTTTAAAATTGCTGCAACAACTGCGGGCAATGACGCATTGGTCGAAGCCGCCGAAGGTTTGCGCGACGGGTTTAGTGTTGAAGTTTCATTTGACGAATACGAAACACTCAAAGACGGAACAGTTCGCATTTTAAAAGGTGAATTGACTGCCGTTGCATTAACGTCAGAGCCAGCCATTAGATCAGCGCGCGTTGAAACAGTAGCCGCAACAGAAGAAGAAAAAACAGAAGATTCTGATTCGACAATCGAAACAGAAGCACAACCAACAACAGAAGGAGACGAAGTGGACAACACCGTCACACAAGCGGAAGCCGTTGAGACGGTCGAAGCCGCAGAAACAATCACTGCGTCAGCGCGCCCAAAGGTGGGTGGTTTTACAACAAAGCCACGCATTGAAGTAACCGCTGCGAAGTACCTTGAAAACACAATTCGTTCGTCAATGGGTGACCTAGACGCGCGTGATTATGTTTACGCCGCCAACAATGGTGCAACAACAACTGACAACGCTGGACTTGTTCCAACACGTCAACTTACTGAAATCATCAACGGTCTTGGCAACACAATCCGTCCAAGCATTGACGCGATTTCTCGTGGCACACTGCCTGACGCGGGAATGTCATTCGAAATTCCACGAATTGACGCCATGCCAACGGTAGCCGTAACTTCAGAAACTTCAGCGTTCTCAAATACTGATCAAGAGAGTTCGTTCTTGAGCGTTCCTGTGGTCAAAATGGCTGGACAACAAAAATTCTCAGTAGAGTTGCTTGAGCGCAGTTCTCCATTGTTCTTTGACGAATTATTGCGAAATATGGTTTCGGCGCTTGCTAAGGCTCAGAATTCATACGTCAATGGAATTCTTGTTGCTAACGCAGCAATTGACGGAACAACACTTTCAGCGCTACCAACTGCGGCTGAATTGTTAGCATACGTTTCACGCGGTGCTGCAAGTGTTTATTCAAACACACAGGGCTTTGCGCGTAACATCATTATGGGAAGTAGCCAATGGGCAAACACAATGTCACTTAATGACAATGGACGTCCAATTTACGTTGCTTCACAACCTATGAACGCGGGCGGTGCATTGCGTCCTGATAGCCTACGCGGAAACGTTGCGGGTCTTGATCTATACGCAGACTTCTCAGCGCCAGGTGGTTCAGATGACGGTTCACTCATTGTTGTGAATCCTGATTCATACACATGGTACGAATCAAGCAATTTCCAATTGCGTTCAGAGTCAACTGCCGACGGTTCAATTACCGTGGGTATCTACTCATTTGGTGCTTGTGCAATCAAACTTGCGAACGGTGCTTTCCGTAACAACAAGTAAAAAATAGACATGCGGTGCGGTCACTCCCGAACGCACCGCAGCCGATCGAAAGGAAACGGACATGCCAGCCATTGTCACTGCAAGTCAATTGCGCACGGTGCTTGGCGTGTCCGTTTCACTTTATTCTGACGCTTACCTGGACGAAATTATCAACACAAGTGAAGCGGTGATTTTACCCATGCTTGTGGCTAACACTTCAGCCGTCAGTGCTTATGGCTTAAAAAACAACGTGGCGACGTATTACACCCAACGCATGCACTATTTTGTGCCAGGTCAGTCAATTGTGGTCACTGGTCTGCCAGCACCATTCACGGCAACAGTCACCGTTGTTGATACTGCTAATTATTATTTTACCGCAGCCATTACGTCAGCCGACGTGACAGAGCGCGACATTATTCCTGAAGGCGTTGCAACATTGTCAGGCTATTCCGCCGCAGCGATCTATGCCAATAACCCAGCAATTGAATCAGCCATTTTGGCAGTCAGCGTCGAAGTTTTCCAAAGCCGCGTTGCCGCAGGTGGCGAAATCCAGGGCGTTGATTTTCAAAGTACGCCGTACCGCATGGGTAGATCATTGACAAATAGGGTGTCTTCATTGCTTCAACCGTATCTTGACGTAGAAACAATTTGTCAATAATGCCAGCCAATTCAATCGCCGAAACCCGTGCAGCCTTATCCACCGCCTTCAGTGGATTAGCAGCCAACGTTTTTTCAAGCGTTCCTGAATCGCCAATTCCACCAGCAATCGTCATTGTGCCGTCAACGCCGTACATGGAAGTTGTTTTAATTGGCAAGGCTTCAACAAAGGTCAAACTGAATTTTGCCATTACTGCCGTTGTTGCTTCAAATAGCAATGCGGGGTCATTGGACAACCTGGAAAAACTCATCATAGGAATTCTTGCGGCGCTGCCGTCAGGATACGTTGTCAGCACCGTTGATAAACCAACAGTGTTGGAAGTCGGGCAGTCACCAATGCTTGTCGCGGACATCAACGTTTCAACGTACTACACACAAACAATCTAAGGAGAAACAACGTGGCAACAACGATCATCACGGGTCGCGATCTTGTCTTGACGATCGGGAACGACTCTTACGACGCACAAGCGACCAGTGCAACACTTACAAACACGCCAACAACAGAGACTTACCAAACATTAGACGGCAAGGCTTACAAGACAATTGACAACCAGTGGGCATTTGAAGTTGAAATGCTGGCTGACTGGGGCGCGGCTTCATCATTGTGTGAAGAACTATGGACTGCAATGGAAACGTCACCAAACGCGCCAATTTCAGTGTCATTGACTGCCACAACAGGCGCAGTTTTTGCGTTTAGCGTTTTGCCAGTTTATCCAAGCGTGGGTGGTACTGCACCTGACGCCCAAACGATTACACTTTCATTTGTTGTCGTAAGTGAAGTCAGCGAAACATTCTAAACCTAACAATCGGGAGAAAAAATGAAACTAGCAATAACCATTGAATACAACAACGGCGATTCAGCAACTTACACGGCTGCACCGCCTGAGTGGGTAAAGTGGGAAAAAAGCACGGGAAACAACATTTCCCAGGCACAAGATAAAATTGGAATTTCGGATTTGGTCTTTCTTGCTTATCACGCCATGAAGCGTGAGGCAGCGGGTAAACCAGTCAAGCCAATCGAAGTATGGACAGAAACAATTTCTGACGTGCTGGTTGGTGACAACGAAAACCCAAAAGTTACGCAGTCGGAAGCCTTGCAAGACTAGTTTGGGAAGTAGCCCTGGCAACGGGGCTACCCCCAAATTGTTTTGAAACCGCCGAAGACATTTTGACTGCACTGGACATTTTAGAAAGGCGCAACAGTGATAAGTGAACAAATTGCTTACAACAAAGAAGACTTGCGCGGAATCCTAAAAGCGTTCAAAGCAATGGACGACGAAGCAGCGACCCAAGCCAAAACAACATCAAGTGAATTGGCTGACTTTGTAAAAGGTAAAGTTGCGGCAACTGCCAGCCAACGCAGCAAAGGTCAAATTTCTGCAACACGAATTGCTGAAGGTGCGGTTGTTTCTAAGTCCTCAAAGATCGGTGAAATTTCTTACGGTTTCGCCCGTCAAAAATTTAGTGGCGGGGCAACCACCCAACAACTTTGGGGCGGCAACGAATTTGGTTCAAATAAATTCAAACAATTTCCTATTTGGTCAGGCAAAGAAGGTCGCGGGTCACGCGGTTGGTTTATTTATCCAACTTTACGCAGTATCCAACCTGACATTGTAAAGCGGTGGGAAGAATCGTTTTCAACAATCATAAAGAAGTGGAATTGAAATGGCTGCACCAAGTCGCACGTTAAAACTTTCAATTCTTGGAGACGTTAGCAATTTAGTTTCCAGCCTGAAAAAAGGCGAACAGGCAACTGACGATTACACAAAAACACTTGCAGATTTCGGCAAAAAAGCCGCCGTTGCGTTTACCGTTGCTGCCAGCGCTGCCACCGCGTTTGCCGTGTCGTCAGTCAAAAACGCATTGGCTGACGAATCAGCCCAACGCAAACTTGCCGAAACCTTGCGAGCGTCAACAACTGCAACTGAAGCACAAATAACTGCCGTCGGTGACTGGATAGATAAAACGTCCATTGCCATTGGCGTCACTGACGATCAACTGCGTCCAGCGTTTTCGCGTTTAGTTAGATCAACAAACGACGTCCAAAAAGCACAAGAATTGGTCAACTTGGCACTGGACATTTCAGTGGCAACGGGCAAACCATTGGAAGCCGTCTCAAACGCCCTGGGTAAAGCCTATGACGGCAATGCAACGTCACTTGGCAGACTGGGTTTGGGTTTAGACGCCACAATCCTTAAAGGCGGCGACACTGACTTAATTTTCCAAAACCTAACTCAAACCTTTGGCAATTTTGCTGAGAATGAAGCACTGACAACTGAAGCGCAATTTCGCCGTGTAGGTATTGCGGTTGACGAAGCCAAAGAATCTATTGGCGCAGCCTTGTTACCAATTGTTGAAAGATTAGCCACATTTTTAATTACAACCGCCGTTCCAAATTTGCAAACATTTATTGGGTCATTGACCGGAACTGGAAGCCTTGCCGAAGCAACTGAAGACGGCACATTGGGCGCGTTTGAATTTGGCAAAATGGTTGAGAAAGTTATTAAAACGGTTTATAACTTCAGGGGCGTTTTAATTGCAACAGGTGCAGTCATTGCTGGAATTTTTGTGGTTTCAAAAGTATCAGCCGCGGTCACTGCCACAATTGTTTTGATTACTTCGCTTATCAAGGCTTACAACGCATTAAAAAATTCAGCGTTGGTTGCTGGCGTCGCGTTAGCATTTGCCATGAATCCATTGTTGGGCGTTGGCGCGGTTGCGTTGGCAGCGTCAGTTTTGGCAGGTGCGAATGCCCTGGCTAATCGTGACACTGCAAACGTTGAAAATCTTGGCGTTCCAAAAAACCTTGTGACCGATTATGGAACTTACACCGCACCTGAATTCAAAGTTGATCAGTATAAAGGCGAATCGTTTATGGGGACGTTGCCTAAGTCAGGCGCGGCAGGTTCGGCAAAACGTGAAATTCTAGGCGCTGGCAGTGCTGAACAATTGACAAAGAGACTAAAACAAATTGCTGACGAAATGAATGAATTGACTTTTAGAATGACAACAGGGGGCATTTCCAAAATGGCTGCCGAAACCGAATTGTCGGCATTAAAAGCCGAAATGGCAGTCTTGACAAAACAGGCGGCAGCCTTACAGAACCAAAGTCAAATCAACATAACCGTAAACGGGGCAATTGACAAAGAAGGCACTGCCCGCACAATTGTGGACACGTTGAATAATTCCTACTATCGCGGCGGTGCTGGTGGGGCTGATTCGCTGGCAATTCCATGACCCAGTGGAATCCAATTTGGCTTGTTGAAATAGACGGTGTTTCATACACAAACGCCATTCTTGCAAACCTACAAATAACCAGTGGACGCCGAAACATTTATGAACAAGCGGGTGCGGGCTACGTTAACCTTGAATTGCTGGACGTTGATCAGGCAATCATTCCCGTCAGCATAAATTCAACAATTGGCGTTTCAATCAAAGACACGTCAGGGACATTTGTGCCAATCTTTGGTGGTAACGTCGTGGACATAGGGTTGGAAATTAAAGACATTGGCAACACGATGTTTACGCAGACTTATTCAATTACGGCGTTGGGTGCATTGGCTCGTTTACCAAAGGCGCTGACAAACGGTGTTTTGTCCAAAGATTTTGACGGTGAACAAATATATGAAATTTTACAAGGGGTTTTGTTGTCTCAATGGCAGTCAGTACCAGGTGCATTGACTTGGGCAACTTATGACCCTACAACCACATGGGCTAACGCTGGTAACACTGGACTTGGGGAAATTGACCGTCCAGGCAATTACGAATTGGCTGCTAGATCATCAAATCGAACAAACGTTTACACGCTGGTTTCAGCCCTGGCAACTTCGGGTGCTGGGTACATCTACGAAGACGCACAAGGTCGAATTGGTTATGCCGACAGTACCCACCGCAGCACATATTTAGCGGCAAACGGCTACGTTGACCTGGACGCAAATTACGCTCGTGGCAAAAACTTGCAGATTCAAACCCGCGTTGGGGACGTTCGCAATAGCGTAACAATCAAATACGGGGCAACCAGTAGCGCGGAAGAATCAGCAACCGACCCTGATTCAATAGCCTTGTACGGCGAACTTGCGCAAATTATTACCACAACCCTACACAACGCCACTGACGCCGAAGATCAAGCCGCCTTTTACCTAGAATTACGGGCTAACCCACAACCCATTTTTAGCCAAATAACATTTGACTTGACCAACCCTGAAATTCCAAATGTCCAACGCGATCGCCTACTCAACATTTTTATGGGTGAAGCCATTGCCCTGACCAACTTACCTTTGAACATGAATTCGGGAACGTTTCAGGGTTTCGTCGAAGGCTGGACATTCCAGGCGTCATACAACCAACTTTCTTTGACTTTAATGGTTACCCCATTGGCTTACTCATTACAAGCAATGGCATGGGACGACGTGCCAATAACTGAAAAATGGAACACCGTGTCGCCGACTTTGACGTGGGAATCTGCCACAATAGTGGCTTAGAAAAGGAGAAAAAATGGCTAACCCAACGACGAACTATGGTTTTGTGCTTCCAAGCCCGACTGACCTAGTTACTGATCTTCCAGCCGACTTTGACGTGGCATTGCAAGGCGTTGACACACGTTTGAAGGCATTGCAACCAGGAACAACACTGGGTGATCTTGCTTATTCATCTGCTACTGCAAACACAAATACACGGCTTGGAATTGGTACAACTGGACAAGTCTTAACAGTGTCCGGCGGTGTTCCAACATGGGCAACTGCTTCAAGCGGTGGAATGACTCTAATTTCAACTACAACGCTAACAGGTGCAAGCGTTACACTTTCAAGTATTCCAACGACATACAAACATCTTTACATGACTGTTCACGATGCATATAGTGCAGCGGCGTCAAACTTTCAGTTTCAAATGAACGGCGATACTGGTGCTAATTACAGTTGGGGCTATGTTGCTGTCAACGGCAGTACCTTTGCTGGAAATAGCACAGTTGGTGGAACAAACATAAGAGCAACTCTATTAAGCAATGCAGGCGGTTCTTTTGCTACTGAACTAATTATTGAAATACCAAATTATACAGATACAACTGGTGTTCAATTACTTCAAACTAATGGTTATTGGGCAACAAACAGAAGCACTATTAACGCCGCAGGTGTTTATCACAACAGAAGTGCAGCAATTACTTCTTTAACAATTTTTACAAATTCAACTTTTAGTTCAGGTACAGTCCGACTATATGGAGTTTCATAATGCCAAAATCAAATACACCACAGGTCAAAATCGTCAATGTTCAAACAGGCGAGGAAATTATTCGCGATATGAACGCAGAAGAACTCGTCGAATATGAAGCCAATGCAGCCGCGCAATTTGCGGCAGATACGGCAGCAGCGCAAAAGTCTGCCGATCGTGCGGCACTTCTCGCACAGTTAGGCATTACCGAAGAACAAGCGAAATTATTACTTGCATGACATTTCCACAAGGTACAAGCGCCAGGTTGATTGAAGTTGCAGCCGCCGAAGTTGGCACGGTTGAAGAAGGCGACAACCTGACCAAATACGGCAAATTTATGAAAGCCGACGGTTTGCCGTGGTGCGGTTCATTCGTGAATTGGTGCGCTGATCAGGCTGGAATCAAAATTCCTTCAATGGTTTCAACTGCCGCGGGGGCACATAAACTAAAAGAATTGCAACGTTGGTCAAACACCCCACAATTGGGTCACTTAGCCTTCATGGATTTCCCTTCAGATAATTTGGACAGGATTTCACACATTGGAATTGTTGTCGGGCTTATTGACAAAAAGACATGTTTGACAATTGAAGGCAACACAAGTGGCACGGGCGATCAACGCAATGGCGGCATGGTCATGGTCAAGGTTCGCAGTTTTGCACCAGGAAAAGAAATTGTTGGTTTTGGAATTCCAAAGGTTGTTGCATACAACGGTGAATTTCCAAAAGTAGAAATACCTTCGGGAGACAAACCAAAGAAGGGTAAAAAGAAATGAAAGAAGCAAAAGCACTGGCAGCGTCATGGGGTCGTTCATTTATGGCTGCGGCGTTGGCGTTATACATGGCAGGGGTCACTGACCCAAAGACTTTGGCAATGGCAGGGGTTGCGGCAGTCGCGCCAGTAATCTTGCGTTGGCTAAATCCGAATGATTCAAGTTTCGGTTCAAAGGGGAAATGAAACGAAAACTTGCAGCGGCATGTCTAGCGTCGGCAATGACGTTGGGCATGTCCGCTTGCGGGTATCAAGGCTGGGTTCGTTATCCATGCCAAGAATTTGAAAATTGGGAAAAACCTGAGTGCCAACCGCCTGAGTGCGAATCACTTGGCTTATGCACAAAAGATTTATTTGAAGAAGGGGTCATTGAAAATGGCTAGACGCAAATACACCCCCGAAGAATTACACGCACGCTTGATCGTAACCATTGGAATAATCTTGGCGGTCGTTTTTGCCATTTCAGTGTCTTCAATGCTTTACGCATTGTTATTCATAACCCAGCCTATGAAACAAGCACCAAACGACGCAGCCTTTATTGACCTTGTTTCAACCCTTACAGTGTTTTTAACTGGCACATTGGCTGGAATTGTTAGCGCAAACGGCTTGAAGTCCAAACCCAAGCCAGCCGAAGCGCCACAAGACACGCCGACGATCACGCCTGATTCTTGACCTAGCGCGCCGAATAGGTCATTCTGAATTCAGGTGGTAGCGGTTATCACCTAGATTCGGGAGAAATCAAAAATGGTAGTTGATCTATTAGACGCAGACACATTGAAAGCGTTATTCCTTATTGGCTTATTGTGCGTTTTTGTTGCCGCATTTGGCTATTCGGTTGGACATAAAGACGGCAGCCGTGAAGGCTACACACGCGGGCGGGCTATTAGTCGCCACATTTCACAGACAAAGAAGGAAGTGAAATAATGGGGTTCTTAGATAATTACGAGGCGTCACGCGAAAGATTAGAGCGTTGGAATCGCACATTTCCCGACGGACGCATTGAAACCCGCATTGTGGAATTCAGTGCTGAAAAAGGTTATGTCCTAGTTGAGGCAAAAGCCTTCAAAAATTCTGAAACCCTTGTTCCAGCGGGCATTGACTATGCCTACGGTTACCAGGGTGCGTACCAACAAAACATGAAGCGGTGGTTTGTCGAAGATACGACGACAAGCGCGATCATGCGGGTTCAACAATTGGTCATGGGTGGGGCTGAACGCAGCACACGGGAAATCATGGAACAGGTTGAAAAAGTGCCCGCAAATGTTGCCAACGTGGATACCACCGACTATTGGACGACGAAGTTTGGCGACATGGGAGACGAACCAGGCGTCACTTCATTGGGGTCGTCAGTTGACGAAATAGCCAAACAATTGGGTGGGGAACTTGTAGCCGAAGCACCTAAATGTTCGCATGGTCACCGCGTTTGGCGAACTGGCGTTTCTGCGAAAAATGGTAAGGCATGGGGCAATTTCTCATGCGTAGAGCGTAAACCGAAACAGTGCGACCCTATTTGGTACGTTCTAGCCAGCGACGGAAAATGGAAACCACAACTATGAGCGATTACATTGAACTAATCAACCCAGCCACACGGGTTTGCAAATTGCTAAAAAACGGTGAAATTGTTGCCGAATACAAAATGGAACAGTGCGACAAATGCTCAATGTTGGCTAAGGCTGACGAATTTGGTTATTTGCGCGGTCAAGGTAACGAAAAGTTATTGTGGTTTTGTGGTGGTTGCCGTTGAAAATCAAAATAAGTCGTAAAGACGAATTGACGTGCCTAAAGGCTGCAATCACGTTTATTGAAAATGGTGATGAAACCCTGGACACAGACAGGCGCTACAACACTGGCATAACGTTTTATGAACGCGTTGCTGAATTGGCTGAATCCATTGCAAGTGAATGGGTTGTTGCCAATCATTTAGGTTTTGACTATGACCCATTTGAACCCAAAATGAAAAAGAAGGCTGACGTGGGTGACAAGTTTGAAGTCAAATGGACAAAGCACATTGCGGGTCAGTTGATCGTTCACGAATACGATCGAACAAGTGACATTGCAATTCTTGTGACTGGTCAGACGCCTTACTATTACATTGCAGGGTGGATTCCAGTATCTATCGCTCAAAAGCAACGGTTTCGCCATTCGCACCAACCAACATGGTGGGTCAGCCAAATCAACCTTCAGCCCATTGACAATCTAAGGAAATCCATACATGGAAACAATCCAGTTTGAATGTCGTAAATGCAAGAAAATAACGAACCAGGTTATACACCGCGTCACTGACAATTTGCCGCCTGGCGTCGAAGTCATACAGTGTGCCAAATGCGAAACAATGGGCGTTGCATTGGTTAGGAGTACAAATGGCGATCTATGAATTCAAATGCCAAGTGTGTGGCAACATGGGCACGGTAACCCGTTCAATCCATATGGACGGCGACATTGCACCACCTAATTGCCAAACTTGCACAATTCCAATGGAACGTGTGTGGTCATTAGGTGGGGTGTCATTCAAGGGTGACGGTTGGGGACACCAGTGAAAACTTATACACAGGGCTTACACACAGGGGTGGACAACCTGTGGGACACGCCCAAGCCCACGCGTGAAGTTGCCAAACATTTGACTTGGGGGTGTACGCTGGACGCATACAACACACGAAGCCTTTTTCACCCTATTTCAGAGAATGAATCTTCTTTCAGTTATCTTTCAAAGATTAAAAAAATGATAAATAAAAAGATTAAATGGCTTGTGTTGATCGGTAGCCTGGTCGCAATGCAAGGGGCTAATACTGCTCACGCAGCGACAACCAATGCTGATTCATTGCGCCTTTATGCTCATTCACGATTAGTTAACTTTGAACAATTCCTGTGCTTTAACAAGATAATCACAAAGGAAAGCAATTGGAGAGTAAACGCCAAGAACGGCAGTCACTTCGGTATTGGTCAAATGCGGTCAAAGTGGTATCGCGACCTTGACGGTTTCCGACAGGTAGATCAAACAATCAAATACATACACAAGCGTTACCAAACCCCATGCAAAGCGTGGGCGTTCCACCAACGAAACAACTGGTTCTGAACATGACAAGCGCATTGAAAGACAATGGTTCAACGTCAGAGTGGAGACGG